CTGTTGACGGAGAGGCTTCTCAATCCCCAGAAATTGCTTGTGACAAGCCCATAAGTCCATAAATAAACCAAACGGCATCGTCCAGAATTCATCGGCAGAGAGCCGCATCTGCACAGTGCCGTAGTAGTACAGGCGCGTGAAAACCTCAGCGGTGGTCACGCGCCCTGCGTGTTTTTTGAGCCGTCATCACCCTCGCTTACCACATTCCGTGCCGTCCCTTTGAACATGGCTTCGGTGATGGCGTTTTTATAGGATGCCAGTTCCAGCGGGGAGGTCAGCAGTTCCACTTCCTCCTCGGTGAGCAGTTCCTTCGGCGCGTCCTTATACTTGAGGTTGTAAATCAGGATGGACTGATTTGCCATAAGCGTAAGAAGCCAGACGATTTCGTCCAGTGCCATTTCAAAATTCTCAGCCTTCATCAACCGTTCACCAAGGTTTTCCAACCCGCCGTAGCGGCTGGCGATGGCTTTGGTCGCCTTGGTGGTGAGAATCAGTTCATACTGCTCACCGCCGATATTGATAGCGCTTGCTCTGTCAGAGTAAGCGCTTTGCGCTTTGCGTTCGTTTTCCATAATCAACCCTCCTCCGGCGGTTCCGGTGTACTGTTAAAAACGGGTTCATATACTTCGCTGTACCAGCCGGAAATGGTTTCAGCAGACACCCCTGCGTCGCCCTCCGTTACCTCCGCTTTCCACGGATGCTTTCCTGTACCGTCCGGCTTGTTGCGTCGCATCACCGTTCCCTCAATGGTGGGTGTTTGGAAAGTGATGGAATCGCCTTTGGTCTGCAGATTGGTCGCCGGGATACCAAATTTTATCCGATACAGCCAAAAGTAGCGGTATCTGTTGTCCGGTTTGAGAGCGCAGAACACCGTTGTCGTCGACAATCGCCCCGGTCAAATCCTGCGCGGCGGTAGTGCCGATATCATCTATGCCCAAGGACAGTGTGCCGGATTTGAAATCCTTAATCACATATGCGGTCGCGTCATCCGCATACAGTGTTGCCTCGGCAAGTTCAATGGACAAATCCGCTTTAATGGCTTTTGCCAGTGAAATCGGAACACCGTAGGTTTCCTCGCCGTTAGCATCCTCGGTGATTTTTGCATAGTAAAGTTTATCCATGCCAATGGTCGCCATTTTCAATCCTCCAATCGATATAATTTTGCCGTATCCACGGCGTAGTGGTGGTAGCCGGTATCGTCCTCATGGGCGATGTATTGCCGTCCTGTAATGGTGAAGTCTTTGTTCAACAGGGCGTTTACCACTTTATTTTTCATACTCAGATAATTGCCCTTCGAATAAAGGGACAGCCGTACCTCCTGTGTTTCATATTCCGGCTGGTTGTCGCCGAACAGCGGAAAATCATCCGTCAGAGGAGTAATGACCACATATTCGTCCGGCGCTGTATCTGAAAACACCCCGGTTTCCACGCGAATCGGGATATCGTCCAGCAGGGTGTTCAGTTCCTGCAAAATATTCATAGATTTTCGATTTCCTCCTCCAGCTTTGCTTTCATCGCCAGGGTTGCGGGCTTCCGGCTGGCGGTTTTGGCGGGCTTCAGAAAAGGCTTCGGCGGCTGACCGTGTTTGCCATATTCCAGAATATTGGCGATTTTGGCGTTGGAATCTCCGTCAGAGCGCGGCTCTGAAAAGCCGACTTTGACATTGAAGTTCCCGTTCTTATCCATTTTGGCGGGAGTAAGACCGAGAGACTGCTCCAGTTCACCAGTGGAACGGGAGGGGTACTGCGTATTCCTGCCGACCACGGCGCTAAGATTATCGCGTACCTTATCCAGCGCCACTTCGCCTCCCGCCTCCAGTACACGGGGCAGGATTTCATCAGTTTTGTCAGCCAACCGGGAAACTTTCAACAAAAAGTCCTCCGGCATCTTAAATTCTGCTTTAGCCACGTCGTCGTCACCTCCATATCATTCGTTTCCGCGCAAGCGCGAAAAGCTCATTCATTACGGTACTCCTCCTTTTCCCACAAAGTCATGCGACTTTGCGGGAGCCATGATGCACCTCAATTCCCGGACGGCTCTAATTTCTCAGCCAGCACCTCAAGATACATTCCGCGCCCTCGCACATTTTCCACGCTGGTAATCCGAAAGCGCTCTTCACCGCACCCGATCCGCAAAGCGGCAGTGACATCGACACCGGGAATCACCCGGAAGCGAAAGAGGCTGGTTGCTGCAGACCACACGGCGCGGTTTGCCCAGCGTTCGTTGCCGTGACGCTCTTCACGGTAGGCGCGGACATTTGCCAGCACAGTTTCCGTGGAAACGGCAAAACCCTCCGCATCCTTGCCCTGTGTAACCTGAATAATTTGGATGGGCGTGTTCATTTTTCCGAAACTCACAATTGAAACCTCGCTTTCAATTTTCACACCTTCCAATCCCGGTCGAGCCGCAAGAGCATATTTACCGTGTTCCATACTTGTTGCCCTGCCTGAACGCTGTCGGCAAAAAAGCCGCCGGTCGAACCGTCGCGGGATTCGTAAAAGTGGGAAGCCAGCATGATAACCGCCTGTTCCGTGGTGGGAGGCATCCCTTTTTCAGCATATGTGCCGCTGGGGATGTGCTGGAAACTCTCGGCGTAGGCGGTAGCCGCCGCCAGAAAGCGTTCCAGCAGCGCGTCATCCTCATTATGGGTGAGAATCAGGTTCTCTTTGACTTTTTCAAGCAGACTCATACCACCGCCATCCTTCCGTTAATCTTCCGGCTCTGCCATCATCAGTCCCGCCGCGCGGAGTTTGGCAAGCAGTGCGTTGAAATCGGCAAGCAGCGTGGGTAAGTCCTCGGCGGTACTGTCCGCTTGGTAGGCGGCGGCAAGCCCTGTCACAGTCGCGCCCTCCTTGATTTCCAAAGTACCGCCAATGACGGTTTTTTCGCCGCCCTGTTCGGTGTAATTTTTGGTGTTGTAACTCATACCGCACCTCCTATGCCTTCTGCTGAAGCACCTTGACGGCTTCCGGCAGAATCAGTTTTCCATCCACGCGCTGGGTAGCAATAAAGCCGATCTGCCCGGTAGTGGCAAACAGTTCATTCAGGCGCTTGAAGATCCGTCCCTGACGATCGGCAATCCAGTAGTAGGAAAAATCACCGAACGCGACAGTTTTGGCGCTTGCCGCAATAGTGGGCATGAATGCGGAGGTATACAGCGGTTTGCCGAGCAGGGTATCCGGCGCTCCTTCCCGAACGGAGGGCTGCCAGAGATATTGCCCCTGCCCGTCTTTCAGCTTGCGAAGCGTTTTGACCGTGGTATCGCCGGTGATAAACACCGCTTTGTTGCGGTAGGGAGATTTCAGGCTGTGGTACAAATCGATCATTTCATCCATCGTGATGGCTGTTTCGGATGCCGCTGTCACGCCTACCTGTGCGCCGCCTGTCGCCTTGAGAATGCCGGTGGGCTTACCAGAGCCGTCACCGGTCAGGAAGGCTTCTTCTTCCTTCACGCCGATACGGCGGGCAAATTCACGGGCGATGTAGCTTTCAAGATCAAATGCGGAGTCGTTCATCAGTTCATCGCTGACCTTCATCATAGTGGCAAGTTTGAACGCACCCAAAGTCACCTGTGTGAAGCTGTCGTCGCTGTCGGTGATTTCGCCGCCTTCGTCCACCCAACTGGCAGTGCCTTTTGTAGCCACCACAGGGATTTTGCGTTCGCCGCTGCTCGTCTGAATGATCCGGGCAATCTGACGGAAAATATTCTGCTCTTCCAGCGCTTCGATAAGTGAGCGCTCAAATTCGTCAGGGACGAGATAGCCGCCCTCGGAATCCTCGCCGATCTGAAGAGCGCCCGAAACCTTGCGACCGCGCATGGCGTTCCAGAACGCGGTTTTGTACTCATCCGAGGCTTTGACGGTTTTTCCGGGGCTGTTTGTCAGCGGCTGTGAGGTGGGCATGGCAAGTTCCCGGTCAATCGCCTGCCCACGCTCCAGCCGTTCGATCTCCTTGCCTAAATCCACAACCTCCGCTTCCATTTTGTCGTAGGCGGCGGCATCCTCGGTG